AGTTAGTTAACTAGCATTTTTTATCAAGTATGCTGCATCGGTCGCGGTGAGCTTCGTGTCCCAAGACTGAACGGCTTCCACGACGTCCTGATGTTCCTGGTCTTCCCGGTATCGATTGATGACCCGGTTCTTATACGTGAACACGTAACCGGCTGTCGGCTCCAGCAGCGACGGCTGCGCAGTTACGTAGGCCACGAGCAGGTGGTTGCCCCAGATATAGGCCAGTGAGCTTGCCGCGCCCTCAGCGGCGGTATCCTCGATAGTCATTCCGATCAGGAGCCTGTCCAACTCGAACAGCGCCGCGACCGCCTGGAGCGTCACGACGGCGGGCGAGTTCGGGCCGGCGCTGTACTTTATCCTGTCCACGATGTCGGGATGCTGCTTCAGATACCGCCACAGGCCGCGCCCCATCACGCCGACGTTCGGCATATTGCCGATGTTCGAGACGACGTTATTGTGCGCCGTCTCCACATCTTCAATCGGCGTGGATGTGGCGTTGTCCCAGGTGGGGGAGGGGGTCGCGCTGGATGACCAGCCCGCGCCGAAGGCGTTGCCCGCGACCTCGCTCTCCAGTTCCAGCAGGATTTGCGCGGTCACGTAGTTCGTGGCATCCTGCGCCGGCCTGAGCGGATTGTCCGCGTTGTCCACAATCTCATCCGGCACACCCTTGGCGATGGCCTTCTCCGTGCAGACGTAGGAGTCCGTGGTCAGGCCATAGTCGCCACGGCTGGCGCGCGTACCCATCGCGCGCGGCTCGGCTTCGCGCCGCAGCCAGTCGGCTTTGGTGTAGACGAAGAACTTGTCGGAAATCTTCGTCACCGGTACGCGCGGGAACACCTGCTCCGCGATGAACTTCGACGGTCGATACGCGACGCTGATGTTGGTCAGCGGCTGGTCGATGTGAACTTGTGCATAAGTAGGCTTTGCCATGTCTCACCTCACGAGGCGCTCGGCGCGCAGCCGGTCGCGGCCAGGCAGTTGATGAAGGCGTTCCCGAAGCGGGACGCCGAAAGCGGCGCGCTCGTGTCGAGCCAGCGCCCCAGGGTCACTTCCTGAGCGGCGGCGACGCCGGCGGCCTGCCCGGACGCATTCGCGGTCAGAAAGCGACTCCAGGCCAGCGCGCAGGTGCCGTCGGTCACGGCGAAGACTTTCGTCATGCCGATGACGCGCACTTGCGCTTCCTGGCCCGCGCTCGGCGCATTCTGCAACACGCCGATCGGAACCGGGTTGCTGGCGCCAGTGGCGACCTTGACGTTGCCCGCCGTCGATGCGGCGGCGACGAAGTAGTATTGCACCAGGGTCAGATCGACGTCGGCCTGAAAGCTGACATCGCCGTCAATGGAAACTGCTTTGTAGGTTGCCATGTCTCACCTCACCGCGCCTTGCGTTGGCGCAGGGTGTACTGATGCGCAAGGTCGGGCCGCTCCGCGCCGACGGCCTCAAATGCCTCGGCATACTTCGCACGGTCGCCGGCGAACTTCTCAGTCAACTTCGCCTCAACCGCCGCCTCGAACGTGTCGGCCTGTTCCTTCTGCGCGATCGACTTCTGGCCGAACAGATCGGCGGTCACAAGCTGCTGGTCGAGCGTGCCCAGCAGGCCGTCGAACCAGGTAAACAGGCTCGGCGCATCCTTGCGCTGCGCTTCCGGCAGCGCGGCGATGCGAGCCGCGTCCATCTCCTCCAGCGCCTGAAACTTCTCGGCGATGGTCTCCGGCTTCTCCGGGATCGCCACGAACTGCTCGGCACGCCGCAGAAGCTGGTCGCGCCGACGTTGGCGTTTCATCTCGACAAGCTGCGTGGCGAAGGTGTCGGCCTCCGCAGCCTTCGTCTTGAGCGTGCCGACCTCGATTTCCAGCGCGTCGAGCTTGTCGGCTTTCGCCTTCAATGCGGCGAACTCCTCCGCACTGACAGCGGATTGTGGATTGATCTTGTCCGTCATCTTTTCACCCTCCGGTATTACACTGTCCTTTTCTCTGACTTCGATTTCGCCCGTGCCGCCCGCGAGGCGTCGCGCCTTCGCGGCGACGCGCTCCTTCACATCGGCGGGCAAGCTGCTTTGTGGAATGCGCGCCAGGGCATTGCGCAGGTGGGGCAAGTCTGTCTTGCCGCCAGCATCCTTGTAGGGGAAATGTCGCAGGCTGCGCGGCTTGGTCTTCCCACTCTCATCTTTTTCGCCACCCGATTCGATGTAAAGAAAACTGGAATCGGGCAGATCATTCATGAATGCGGCTGTCCAGACGGCGAAATCATCACTGTGGGCTTTGCCGTCCGAGAATAGCGCGAGAATCTTGCTCATGGCTTCTTTGAGCGCGTTCTTGGCCGTTTGCAGCGGACCCGACAATTCCTCAACATCTTCCATGCTGTCAGCCAATCCGCTCACGGCCTCAAGCGCGCTCAATAGGCGATGACCATCATAGCCGTGCGCCTGCTCCGGATAATCACCCATCATCCTCTCGACTACGCCCGGTTCACTAAATAGCGCGACATGCTGTCCGAAAAAGGGCCGATTCGTCAGGGCAACGTGCTCGATCACATTGTCGAACTGCCGGCCCTGCTCGTCCACGTAGGCCGAGCCGTTCTTGTTCCACAGCACGCCAGGCGAGACGAACTGGTACTCACCGTCCTCAACGCTGGCCTTGCCCTTATCGGTGTACTCCGGCACGGCATACAGGCCATCGTCGCGCACCTCGACCGATGCGACGTTGCCCGCCTTCGGCGGATCGGGCTGCTCAGCGGTCGGATGACCGAAATAAACCGGGACCTTCCAGCGCGGACGCCCGCCCTCGAAGTTCGCGGCCATCTGCGCCAGGTCATCTTTCGTGATAGTCAAGGTGCGGTCACCGCGCTTGAATGTGCCGAGCGGCATGACCCGGAACGGCTTGCCTGCCTGGTATGCGAAAGGTTCAATCCATCGAATCATCGGCTCCTCACTCATCTTCATGGACGTTCGGCACATCGCAATCGCGCGGCTCTTACTGTGTCCCTGCGCCATGACCTTCTCGACGCAGGCGTCCAGTTTGGCTGATGCCGCGTCACTCAGGCCAGGATACGGCATCAGATCGTCTCCAATTCACGCTCGTACTCCGTCAGCCGGCCTGCTTTCGCGCGGCTTTCAGCGTCCGCACGCTGCGCCCGGAACCGCTCGGCGCGTTCCTTGCCGACCTGCGACTCGAAGCGCGCGTAGTCCGTATGGTAGAAGCCCTGCGCGGCCAGGATGATGCGGGGCGGGCTGTAAACCTGCCGCGTCTCACAGCCGCAATCGGGACACGGCGGCAGCGCTTCGGTCAGACGCTTCTCGATTTCTCCGGTGTAGCCGCAGATGTTGCAGGTGATGTCGTAGCGCATGATATAAGTGCTAGTGTTGCTGTCCCCCAGCGAGACCCGAAAGCCCGACGCGGAGCAGGAATTAGTTCCCAGCGGTCCTATCTTTTACGCCAGAGCCACTCGTAATACACAAAGCCGCCGATCCGATATGGATCGGCGGCTGGATTGCCGCCAGTGCGCGCTGATGCGCCCAGTTGTGCCGTCAGTTTATCAGATTAAGCGATTCGTGTCAAGGACACGAAAAGCCGGCCAGGGGAGGATGCTCTCCCTGGCCGATGGGCTTTATGTGATTTCCGCGCTATCCGGGCGCTCCCGGCGGCCTGGGCCGCAATAACTACTGTGTCTGCACGATTTCAAATGTATCACGACCATGATTCCAACTGTACGGCCATTTCGCGGCCATCTCGGCATATCGCGCCTGCTCACGTACAAGAATGGCTTCAGCCTCCTCGCGCGTAAACGCTTCTCCGACAACTTCGTTCTGCCGGCGCACCGAGAAGACAGATACCAATTCAAGCTGAATCGCAATTGAATCGAATGAACCGCGATAACTGTAAACCCTGCTACCAGGCTGGAAAATGATTGCCAATCCATTTTTCACTGATACACCGCCGAATTCACGATTGCGATAGCATTCGGCGTCTGGATATTTGTCTTTGAGTAATCTAGAAAATGCTTGTAATCTCATTTCATTCCCCGCTACTTCCCGCGCGGCTGAATCCGCGCCTTGACAGCGGCAATCGTGGCCTCGACATCCGAAGCGAAGCCCTTCACCCGTCGCCCGCCGTCCCACTGATACGACCATGTATCGCCCTCGTCATCGCTTCCGCTCCACACGCGGAAGCCCAGCCCCTGGAGACCCTCGACGAGGGTATTCCATTCGGCGATCGCCCGACGGTAATGCTCGGCATCTTCCAGCAGTATCCGAGCAAACTTGACGCCCCCGCCTCCCGGCCCACGCCGGGACATATCGAAGCCGGCGCGCGTGCCTGCGGCGCGCCACTGCTCAAAAAGAGATTCGGGAAGATAAACGTTTGGCATTTCTTCTGTTCCTATCCCCTCTCTTCGCTCCTCTCTCAATCTTGCTTCTATTATACAGATAATCTATATATTGTCAAGGGATTTAGAGAGCAAATTGTTAGAATGCGCGCGTATTCTAACAAATACAAAGCCCGGCACTCCGATGGGGGCCAGTCACCGCACGCGCGTTCTACTTCTCGCCGAACGCCGCCCGCACGGCCTGGATGTAGCCGCGCATCGTCGCCTCGCTCGTGTGGCTGGACAGGATCGCCGATAGGGCAGGGGGGAAAATCGCGCATGTACTACCAACGGCTAATCAAGTATTGAACAAAATGCTTTTTGTGAGAGATTGTCAAACATTGCCGGAATATGCAAACCGCGCCGAATTACTCAGTCCTCATCTCCTTTTTGCATCCGTCTCATGATGCTATTGAATAGCTCGCCTATCTGCTCAATAAAAGCCGGGAACAGACGGATGATCATGCCGAGCGAGGTAACTATCATAATCTCGCTGCCCAGCGTGTAGACAATTTCGCTTTCAACCAGTGCGACGGCCCACGCCTCGAATCCCAATCCGCTCGCCTTGTAAATGACATCAGTGGCGACATCGACGAGGTGCAATCCGGCGGTGATCAGAATCGCCCATCTTTTGTTTGTGTCGGTCGCGAACACATACATGAATCCAATCTGGCCGATCTGTGGCAGGAGCGCCACCAGGCCGATCACCCACTCATTCACCTTCCGGGTCGGCAACTGCTGGTATCCGGCCAGGCTGGTGCTGTAATCCTCAATGAAGATTCCGACACCCACCACCAGCATAATCACGAAAACCCCAAAGATCGGGATGACAAACGAGCTATTTTCAATTCGTTTTGCTGCTCTATGGAACACGTCAGACACGGCGCAATAGCTCCGAATATGCAATCCGAGCCGATGCCACCAGCGGCTCATCGAACGGGATCATGGCAACGACCTGCTCGGCCAGGAATTCGGGCAGATACTCGTGAGTGATCGATCCGTCGCGCAGCGTGCGAATGATGGCGACGGACGGGCCGTAATGAGCGGCAGTGGGCAGGATGTTTAAGTCGCGACCGCTTCTAGAGAACATCTGCAATTGCCTGCACAGTCTGTACCATGCGATGGCCATATGCCGCCCGTCTCGCGCAGCATGGCATCAAACGACTCATATTCCTTATTGCCGAACGCCAAGCAACTAGCGCAATGGTGCGCCAACGGATCGAGATGCCAATATACGCGGCCCGGCGCGCCCAAGCCGATGGCGTGCTGCATGAACGACCACAGCGCGCCGGCATACAGCGCGACGCGCGCCCGGATCGTAGTGAGCAGGCCAGCCAGCGCCGCCGCGCCCGTACCCAGCGCCAACGCCCTGAGGATGTCCTCATCCTGCAGCCCGCCGCGCACCTTGCGCTCGATGGCGGGCAGCAGGTTCTGCTCCAGCAGGCGCTCGTTCTCCGCGACGGCATCGGCCAGCGCCTGTAGCACTTCGGGTGTCGGCTCAACGCTGGACAGCCATTCGGCCATGCTCTCACGGCCTTCTTGTCGCAGGCGCAATAGGAGCGCGGCGAGCGCGGCGGCCAGGATTTCTTCGCGGCGGTCGTCGTCTTCGGCGGCGGCCAGGTCGCGCGCCAGGTCTTCCGACCAATCCGCATAGATGTCCTCGAGCGCGCGCTGATAAGTGTTGACATGGACGATAGCCTTCGAGCGGCGCCCGGGTCCGCCGCCGCGCAGGTCGGATTGGAAGCGTTCGCCGCCCATGTCGCCGCTGTCCTGGCGGCCCTCGCGGATGCGCCGCAACTGTCTCTGGAAATGAATAAAGCCGGAATCGCCACTGCCCGACAGGAATGTCTTGGCGACGCCCTTCGCCTCTTCCAAAGACGAATAGGATTTGTCGCCCGACAGCGGCAGATGCAGGCCGGCTGGCGACTTGAGCGACAATTCATATCCCGCGCGGCCCTGGAGCGCGTTCGGTTCGCGGATTATGGCGATGCGATTGCCCTGGGCCTGCTGATGTATTCCAAATGTCGCGCTGGATTTCCATTCGCCCTCTGGAATCGAATCTGAATTATTCTTGAGTTCCTTCCAGTCCTTCAGCTGCTTCTTGTCCGTCGGTTTCGTGGAAGTCAAGAATTCTTCGTTGCCGCTCCGATGCCCCATGACCCACTTGCCCGCGACTTCACCACCCAAGACGCCGGCATCCCCATCGCCGCCTGCCGCTTCATCGCCAGCAGCTCCGCTGGCGGCCCCGCCACCCGCGCCCTCTGTCCATTTGCCTCCACGGTCACGCGCCTGGGCTGGATTGTAAAACCATTCCGCCGCCTCTTCCGCGCCTACCCCGTCCTCATCGCCTTCACCTTCCTCACCCCCGTCTTCGCCGCCCTCTTTCTTTTTCGCCAACGCCTGCCGCATCTGCTCCCGGCGCAATTCAGCCTCTTCCTGCTGTTGCTGGATGACCTCAATCGGCTTCTCCGGCAGGTCGGCCAGCTCGCGGATATGCGCCTCAAGCTCAGGATCGGGCGTCAGCAATCCGACGCCGGTCATCTTCTCGACGAACGTCGCCACGTCGATCAGCGATTGCTTGAACACCGGCGAATGCGCGATGCGCGGCTTGACCGTCAGGCCGGGGAAATGGTTCAGACGAAACAGACGCTCCGTGCCGAAGCGGTGGATCGTCTCCTCGATCAGGTCGGCCCAGGCAGCCACGGCCAGCGTGAAGAAGTCCACCGTCTCGCCGGCCAGCGCCTGCGTGCCGACCTTATCCATGCCGAGGTGGATGAATTGCGCCAGCCCGACCATCGCCATGCGCTTCTCGTACCGCTGAATGGTCGTATCGAGCACGACGGGCCGTCCGCCGCTGGGTGTCAGAAGCTCGACGAGCACGCCCTGCCCCTCCAGCGCGCCCGCGCCCATTTTGGCGTAGGGATTGACGACGCCCATTTGCTCGTCCACGCGGATATTGCGTACAATATTCTTGTACGCGGTCAAATCAGAATTGGCGTCGTCCGTGCGCGACGTGTCTGAGCCGAGATACACGACCGGAATGCCCGATCCGAACCGCTCGGCTGATATGGCCTCGACTTCTTCCAGATTCTTTTTCATCCACCAGGCGCTGTACATGGCGCGCAGGATGGCACGCCCCTCGGGGTCGTTCTTGCGCGCGGTCGTGCGGAACAGGAGCGCCTTTTCTATGGGGATTTCTACAGGCGGCGTACCCATGTTCGGGTCCTGTTGCCGGAAGCCCTGGATGCCGCCATGCTCGTCGAACAGCCACGGCTCGTTCTGCGCCAGCGTGTCCTGGCCGATGTAAATCCATTTGCGCCAGCCGATCTTGCCATCGTCGTAATTGCTGGCCGGGTCGCGCGCATCACCCAGGCGGCGCTTGTAGACAAGCTCCATCGGCACAAATCCAAACTGGAGCATGTCCAGCGCCCAGTCGATGGCGTCATTCCACGAATGGCTCATATCGCCCATGCATCCGTCCAGGAACTCGGCGGCCTGCTCATCTGCGCGCGCCTCGCCGGCAGGCTCCACGCTCCACGACAGGCGCCGGATCGTCATCTTCGTCGCCATGAGCACGGCGGCGGCGATGGGGTCGTCGCCCATTTCACGGTAGAGCTGTATCTTGCGGTAGAGCGGCTTAAAGACGCGGTCATAGTCCTCGTCCACGTTGCCCGCGAACTGCCGCAGGCCGCTCGTGCCGATCTCGCGGAACGTCGGCCCGGTCGGGCGCGCGTTCGCCTGGAACGTCTCGCCGTGGCCGTTGCGCCGCATATCGGAGCGCAGCCGGTAGACATAGGAGCGCGACAGGCCGAAGCGATCGGCGACGGCCTGGGCGGATTCGTCTTTGAGTGCATCGAGGATTTGCGCGTTGCGCGCCTTGTGGTCTGTCATCGTCTACCGCCTGTGATGTCCTGCCGGCCGGTCGCGCCCGAAGCGCCCGCCTTGCAGATCGCTACGCACGAATTTCGAGCGCGCCTTCGGGTTTGCCTCGCGGACGGCGCCCGGCATGGATTCCGGCGCGGCATAGGCCAGCATCACGGCGTCGCCGCTGTCCGGGCTGCGCCCCAGTCGCTTGACGATTTCATCCTTGCTCTCGACCTTGATCTTGCCCGCGCTGGTGAGCGTCCATTTCGGCGCGGTCAGATCGGCCAGCAGGTCGTCGTCGGGCGGCAGGGCAATGTCGTCGCCCGATTCCGGCTCGAGCCGCTCGCGCAGGCCCCACAGCAGCGCCGAACGCAGGTTGACGAATCCGAAGCGGCCCGTCTTGTCGCGCAGCCCCGTCGCCTCGCCGACGTTGATCGGGCGCACATTCAGGCCCTGCTCGCGCAGGCGGTCGAACACGCCGGCGCCGATGCCGATCACGTCCACGTTGGCCCAGTCCACGCTGATCATTTCCGAGGCCAGAAAGCCCGCAGTCTCCATCGTGTCGCGCTTGCTATGCCTGATGAGCGGCGCGAACCAGTTGCCCGTGCGCGGCGCGAAGACCGTCTTGTTCTCGCCCGTGCGGGCGATGTCCGCGCCAAATGTCGTCGGCGTATCGCTCGGCCTGCCGTCCGGTGTCCACCTGTCCATCGCCGCCTCGACCCAGGCCAGCGGGATCACGGTATCCGTCTCGGACTGCGCGAACTCGCCCGCGACGCGGTTCTGGTAGACCGCCGACTGCTCGCCCCATTGGACGGCCATCAGGTCGGCCCATTGCGCAAAGCCCGGAACGACCCGCCGCGCCTCCGACTCCGTGACTCGGATAATATGCCAGTGCGGATAGGAGCGTCGGTTCGTCTGGATATCGTAGAATCGGCCAGCCGGCTCGCCCGGCGTGCTGATCGCCAGCGCGTATCCCTCGCCCGTGGAGAACGCGCCCTCGGCGGCGTCCCATATCTCCGCTTGAATCGTCTTGGCCTCGTCGAATCCGTAGAACACGACCGCGCTGTGCGCGCCCTCTATTTTGGCCTCGTCGCTGGACGCCAGCGCGAACGCAAAGCGGTTGTCGCCCAGCTGCAGGCGCCGTTTGAGCAGCTCGCGCTCCGGGCGCACACGCAGGCCAATGCGATCCCATTTCGCGCGCGACGACCATTTATGTATTTCGGGCCAGAGGTACTCCGTGAGCTGCCGCCATGCGCTCGCGGTCGTCGGGGCCTTGATCTCCTCGTGCACGGCCAGCGCCCACAGCACGGCCCACGCCTCCAGCGCCGTCTTGCCGATACCGTGCGGCCCGCGCATGCAGACGCGCCGATGCTCCAATAGCGCCGACAGCGCATGCTCCTGGTACGGGCGGATTTCCGTGACGCCCAGGATGTCGTGGACGAAGGCAACCGGATCGCGACGATAGGGCATGATCAGCTTGCTACTCTGCCTGCTGATCGCCTGTTGTCTCGCCGTCCCCAGGGCTTCCAGCGCCGCCTGCTTCATCCAGACGGGCACGGGCCGCTGCGACGAGTTCGGAAAAGAGCTTGTCTGCGTCATATCCCTCACGCTCGGCCTGCTCGCGCCAGGTCATATCGATCCGGGTCGCCGCGTACACCCCGAATATCTTCAGGCGCTGCTCGACGCACCATTGGACGCCGCCTAGGAAGCGCGGATCGCCCGCCAGCTCCTCGCGCTCGACCTGCGCCTTCGTATACGCACCCTGCCCCTCTGTGCGCATGGTGACGGTCTTCTCATGCGCCCCCCGGCTCTCGTGCCAGGCGCGCCAGTATTCGCGCTCTAGGCGGTCGATGCGCGCAAGCTCGCGCGCCTTGAGGCGATCGAAGTCCAGCATCGCGGACTTCAACCACTCGGCCTGGATATGCTTGAGATCGTAGCTAATCGTCGCCTGCGTGACGCGCCATTTATGCGCGATCTCGACCTGCGTGCGGCCAGCGAGATAGAGTTCCGCCACATCGCGGCGGCGCTCGACTATCTTGAGATCACGTCGTAGGGACATAGATATAAATCGTCATGATATAAGGGCAATCTCTAACCGGAATGCAGATAATGGTCATATGAGAGCATGAGATGCGGCGCGACGCCGATCATGCGGCCTCCCGGATCCTATCCAGGATCTCTCGCCTGAGATGAAGCGCGATCGCGCGCATGAATAGCGGCGGGACGCTGTTCCCGATCATCCTATAGCCCGCTCCTCCCGGTGGAATGACAAACTCGTCCGGGAATGACTGCAGACGCTTTGCCTCATCGTTCGTCAGATTCCTCGGCTCGTCCGGTTTCCAATTTCTGTTTTCCCATGCCTCGACGACATGGCCGGCATGCAGACCGATGACGATGGGCGGCCTGGACGCCTCCAGCGTCGGCGATGGCATATCGAGGCCGCGAAACTCGTTCCGGTACTGCTCGTTATTGATGCCGCCGAATCCGCGCCGGATTCCGGCTTGGATCCGCGTCCTTCTTTGAGCCTGAAGCGCGGACGAGGGGCCGACGACGAATCTTGCATCGATATATTCGGGATGCCTCTCAATGGCCGCATCCTCCAGATCGAGCGCCTCGGCCACTGAGTTAGGCCTGGATTGCGCTCGCGGATGGGACGGCGAAATGCCGAGATCGTCCCGGACGCCGACAAAGATCAGCCTCGATCTGTGCTGCGGGACGCCGAACCACATCGCATTCATGAGCCTTGCAGACACCAGGTATCCGCTTGCCTTCAGCTCGCGCATCGCATCGGCGAATATGAGCCGCATCTTGCCCTTGACTATCCCGCTGACATTCTCCATCACGAAGATCCTGGGGCGTAGTCCGCGCAGCAGGCGGATATACTCCATAAAGAGGCGATTGCGCGGATCGTCGAGCAGGCGCTTGCCTGACGTGCTGAATCCCTGGCAGGGCGGCGAGCCGTCCAGAATGTCCAGATCGCCAGGCGCGATGCCCGACTCGCGCAGGCAGTCGCCCACGGACAGAGCGGCAATATCGCCGCAATATATGGATATGCCGGGGAAATTGGCCCGGAATGCGGCGGCGGTCTCAGCCCACCATTCCACTGCCAGAAGCTCGCGAAAGCCCGCCATGCCATAGCCAAGCGACGATCCGCCGACGCCGGAAAACAGGCTTATGAAGGTCGGCGCATCTGCCGCGCGCGGCGCAAGATGCTCCCGCCATGCCGCATTGAGCGCGACGAGATATTCACTTGGGCCATCTATGCCCGCAGCTGGGGCACTCGATGTACTCGACATTATCCGCCGCCGTTTCATCGTACTCCTTGAACTCCGGGAATATGATGCCCGCATCTAACGCCACATCGTCCAGAAGCTTCCGCACCGCCGGATTATCCGTGTGCGCCTCTTTGAGCAGCGCATCTAGTTTGCCCGCGTCGGCCTGCGCCAGCGCAGAAATCGGATCGAGCGTCGCCAGGGCGAGCCGCTCCTCGTTCGGCGTCAGGTCAACGTACTTGACGGGGATGAAGAGTTGGCCGTCGCGCAAGGCCAGCGTCACGCGCAGGTGGCCGTCCAGGAGCGTCTCGACGCCCTGGTCGCGTCCCCATTCCGGCGAGGTGCGCCGGTTGACGATCACATCCTGGATGACGCCGATCTCCTGGATGACGCCATGCAGCGATTCCTGCTGGTGACGCGGGTGCAGCCGCCAATTGCCCTCGTTGGCGAGCAATTGATCAGGCGCGCTCTCCCCGTATCCGACGATGCGATTCTTCCAGGTCATCCCATCAGCTCCAGCACCTGCCGCGCGTCCCATCCGCCGAAGTAGCATAGCTGACCGAACCATTCCGAATCGAAGAACAGATCAAGGTCGGGCGCCGGGCCGCGCCGCCGGTCATCGACGGCTCGCTTCACGATCGACAGCGCCAGCCGCCGCCAGCCGTCGTCGATCTCGCACACCACGTCGGCCCAGCGCCACGTGACGGGCGGCGCGTCAGGGCGAGGCGGTCTGCTCTCGTGGCGGCGGCGATTCATAGCCTGGCGATGCTTGCTCATACCAGCCACTATGCGCGGCATTGACGATGAAGTCAAGGCAAATGGCGGTCGGCGCACGGGCATAGCGGCAGGCGTCGTATATGCCCCGGTAGTATTCGTCGCGCGCCTCGGCCATCAATGCGAGGATGTCGCGCTCTGCTCGTTCCGTGATCTGTCGCAGTTCCTGCTCGGCGATGCCCGCTCCAGCGCGGTAGGCCAGATAAATACTGCCGGTCAGCGCGCCGATTAGCGCGATAAGACCGACCAGGATGACAACTGCCCGCAATTTCGATCTCATGTCCGCACTCAAAACAAAAAGCCCCGGCATTTCTGCCGAGGCCCGATCCCCGATGTGTCGCGCTTTTGCGCCGGGCTGTGTACGCACATTCTACAACAGATGTGCGTGCCGTGTCAAGGAAAAGGAAGGGGAAAGGGGCACTACCCTGTGCCCCTTTCCAATATGTACCTCTGAAAGGTATCGCTCGCCTCACGGTGAGCAATAGGATTGTGCGTCGCCTCACGCCGGCGCGGCTATGCTTATGGCCCCGTCCTGCTACTGGACTATCCCGCCACGGAGAGGCGGGAACCGGAATCGCACCGGCGCCTGGGCTGTTGGTTTCGCCGCGCTCACGTGCCTGGCTGACGAATCCCCCGCTAAACTTGTGGAGCAATACGCTGAGCCGTCAGGCTGACGCGCACGCTGATCACAAGGCTACTCCCGAAAAATGTGGTCGAACATCGACGCGCCGACGTGGACGTCCTCGACCTGAATGTCATTGGCGCGTTGCCGCGCCTGCTTCACGGCCCGGATCAGCGCGTCGATGCGGTTGAGCCATTCCGATTTGCGCGTCGGGGAAATCATGCCGGAATGGATAACCGTATGCCACGCGCCGACACGGATGTCCTCGGAGACGGCCTGCACCTGCGCGGGATGCTCTTTGGTCGCCTCATAAAGCACGACCGGCTTCGTCACCTTCTGCGTGCGATAGGTCACGCGCTCCCTGGAAACATAATGGCCGACCTGCGCATCCCATGTCCACGATTCAGACGGGTTATTGACCGGCACGACGACCACGATCTGCCGAAGCTCAGCCAATTTCGCCTCCAGATTCAGGAGTGCGGGCGCGGGCAGGCCGATGGCCTTCCCGTTTAGGACAATCTCGGCATTCGTGCGCTGATTCGTGACTTCCTTCTGGATTGCCGCGTCAATCCAATCCATGACGGGATCGCGCAGCATCCGAATCTCATCGGCAACGGTCGTCGCCAGCTCGGTGCTCTCGTTGGGTAGCGGCTCGCCGCCATCCAGGAGCGGGCTGTATGTCCGCGACTGGCCGACAAGCCTCCCCTGCCCCTCTCCGAACAGGTGCTTGATGCGGGCGATGGCGCTCTGCGCCTTCGCTTTCAGATCGGCCTCGACGGCCAAAAGCTCATGCAATTTACCCACGCTTCCCTCCCCGGTAGAATTTGCCCGGCGCGCCGCACCGCGCGCAGCGCACCTCGAAATCGCCCGACACGATGCTGCCGAGCCGGTTCTGGCACGACCGGCACAGGAACGGCAGGCCCTTGCGCCAGATCGGGCGCGTCATCGTCTTCGCGCCGACTTCGGCGTTCGTGGCCGCAAGCTGTGGATGGCCTATCAGGTATTTTAGCGCATCCAGCGTGTTAATGCAACTAATTTCGTTTCCTTCTTCATTGGACATTTGGCGCCACAATTGGCGGAACATCTCCAGATCGGCGGGCGTGTCCAGTTCGGTCCGCACGGGCGCAAGATACTCGCGGCGCGGCATCGGAATCTGGACGACATTCAGGCGCGACAGGTTGTCCCAGAACCAGCCGCCTGGATGCTCGTCCTGGCTGCCGCTGCTGCCCTCGGCGATGGCGTCCCAGGCACGGCGGGACCATACGTCCGTCGTGCCCGCGTAAGTGATGCGCTCGTGCTCACCGCCGTACCACAGCCCGTCGGCGCCCGTCTCGGCCAGGATGTCGAAGCGCCAGTCGGCCAGGCCCACATCCACCAGCGGATTGTCGGCGCTGCCGCGCGCGATCCATCTGGCGTCTGGCGCGAACGCCTTGATCGCGCCATCCATGCGGCCCGTCACGTCGTCGCGCGAGCCGCGAAAGCAGGCGACGCCGTAGCCGGCGCAATAATCGGCGATTACGCCATCCTCAAGCCCATCTGTCGTGGCGACGATGATGACCGGATCGCGGTCGGATGCCTGCCAGCGGCGCACGATTTGGATGAGGTTCGGCGTGCCGTCCGGGGCGTAGACGGCGAGCGCTTTGCTGGGCAGACGCTCGGAGGACATCCGGGCCTTGATGATGACGGCGTAGTCGCTCATATCTCCAGCCTTACAATGTCACCGCCAGCCCCTATCCCGAACACAACATCGAGCGCTTCGTCGGCTGACGAGACTACCGAGACATGCCCGTCCCATGCTCTAATCCAAGCCAATTCGGCCCCGGTCAAATCTCGCTTGCTCAGCGGTTTTGTGCCGTCCTTCAGCTCCAGCAGGAAATTTTTCCCGCGCCATCCCACGAGCAAATCTGGCACTCCCCTGCCGACGGCGTGCAGCGGCTGGACGCTCGCGCCCCCCGCGCGCAGGGCGGCGACGATTTCGGCCTGGTTGCGATCTACGCGGGCGGCGCGTCTCATTTCAGCACCACTCCCGCCTTCATCTCGCGCACGCCCTGCTCGGCTCCTCGCCGCGCTTCGTCATCCGTCGCGCCGGCGGCGATGCACTGGCCCCATCGCGCCGGGTGAGAAGTGACGTGCTGGACAACCGTGTCCTCGTGGATGTTCCATGAGTGGAAGATAGCATGCCCGGGCCGATGGTTGTCGATGGCGACGACGGTCTTGCCGATGTCCTGCGGCTCTGGAAAAACATAGCGTTGACTCACGAAAGACGCGGCGGGCAATGTTTGCGTGAGGGCATTCAGGTGTTCCCCCAGCGCCGCCCGAATCGCTACGCCGGCGAAATCGACGCCATAAGCAAGCGGGATGCCATGCGTCGAGAAGAAGCCGCCGGACAGCCGAGCCGCAAGCTCGATGACGTGGAATCTCTCATCGTGGATGACAAGATCACCTTTGACTGTGCCAACCCCGGACTGATACCAATTGAGCGCACGACAAGCGTGTTCGATTATACGGCCAATATCTGCTTGCGATTCAGAACCAGCATATGGCCCCCATGGTTCATCGAATGGCCCCCATGGTTCATCGAATCCATCCTCGATAACGAACGGCGCGAACTCCTCCAGCCGCGCATAGTTCCGCAGCCCGACCGCCGTAAACAACGCACGGCCATCTTGCACAATGGATTCGGTGGAGAGTTGCGTTCCATCCAGCCACTGCTCGACCATCACGCGGCCCGTGGGCGACTGGCCGCGCGCGATCTCGTAGGCGAACGCGGGATCGATGTCTTTCGTGACACGCACAACGCCACGCCCGCCGCGAGAATCAACAGGCTTTACGATATGAGTGAACACATCCCCCGCCCCGCCCCCACCAGTCATTTTGTGCAGCGAAACCGGGAACGGCCACGACTTGAACATGGGCAGCGGGACATGGCCTGCCAGCGCCTTTTTCTGCGCCAGCTTGTCCGCGCTCAGCCACGCCGCTTCAATGCCCAGCCCGGGCAGACCGAAACGCGCCGCGATCTCCGCAGCGACGTGCGGCGCGTCCACCGCCGCGCACAGAACGCCATCATAGAATAGACGATTGGTATAGGCGTGCCGCGACAGCGACGCGATAGCGCGGTCGGCATGATAGCAGGAGGCATGCACGAAGTCATCCGTCAGCGCGCGGCCCGGACAGCGCGCGTCGTTGTCCACAACCACGGCGCGGTGGCCGAGCGCGCTGGCGCGCTCGATGATGGGGACGGCCTCGACATTGCCGCCGAGAAGGATAATCGTTTTCATGATGGATAGGCTCGATGCGGCCATTTATTTGGCTTCACCGCTACCGCAATCTCAGACACGATTTCATGGCATTCCGCGCATTCAATGCGCAAATGTTCGCTCATAAAAACCGCCCAAGTCGCCGCATGCGTATGACAGCGCGAATGTAGATAGAGTATATGATCCTCTGGCGTGTGTTTGCAGTTCGGATCATCGCAAATCATTCGTTTCAGATCTTCGAGATAGAGAAGCTTGGTCATAAATATATGCGGATTATTTGTCCCAGCCATGTATCCATCTCCCCCTCAATGAGGAGGACGGCCTCGGCATTGCCGCCGAGGAGGATGAGGGCCTTCATGCAATGCGCTCCACTTTCTGGGCCACGCGACTCAATCTCGCAAAGATCTCGGCCACCTCCTCGCGTGTTCGACCATTCGCTAGCCAGTCGATTTCATCATAGCGCCCGATAACATATTCGGGACTGAGTTTTCTATCCTCGACCAATTCGCGCCATATGGGTGTATGCGGCAGCGGCTTGAAGATATGCAAGGATACCGCATCAAAAGCCATCTCGGAAATGAATTTCTCAGTAAGCTGAACATCTTCGTCGGTTTCGCCGGGATAGTTGACGATGAAAAACGCCTCGACTTCCAGCCCGGCCTCGTGTGCCAAAGATAATCGATCGCCGACGACGCTCAAATCAAGGTGTTTTGCCATGAGATCAACGACACGCTGGCTCCCGCTTTCAGGCGCAAAGATTACACGGCTCCAGCCTGCCGCTTTCATCATCTTGAACATTTCACCGTCACTGCGCTCAACACGAATGCCATTGGGAGTGGCAAATGTCATATTGCCCAGCACCTCACGATTCTCCAATACCATCTCACAGAATTGTTTGGCATAGTCTTTATAGAATGTGAAATTGTCATCCACAATATTGATGTGGCTTACATTGAATTCCCTCCGGAGGTGCAGCAGGAGTTCACGCAGATAGACAATAGAATGCTTGCGAATCCGCCGCCCGCTGATGATCGGAGCCTCACAGAAAGTACACTCATATGGACAGCCACGTGTGGCAAAAACCGGCGCCTGAAGGCGCGTGTCGTCCCGATAGCGATAGCCCCCCTGCTGATACTGGCGCAATAACATGGCGTCATAGTTTGGCAAACCCAGAGCGTCCAAGTCGGCTATGGGCTGCTTGGGTAAGACGAGTGTTTGTCCCAGGAATCGCAGGCCGGGTATCTGCTCTATCTCTGTTTTCCCCGCGCCCGTGCTTAATAGTCGCATTAATTGTGGAAAAGTTTTTTCACATTCCCCCGCCAATGCATAATCTGCTGGGCCATAATCCTCAGTGGCGCTGATATGAGGACCGCCCAGTACAACCGGCACACCAGCTAGAACTTTTCGGATTGTCGCAATCGTGAATTCAATCCAGCGCCAATTCTGAGACCAGGATGAAATGCCAATAAAGTCGGGCCTCAATCCTCGAAGAAAATCGGAGAATTCGGGGCCATTGGGATGCATGCGCGACAGTGAGCAATCCAATATCGTGATAGTGACATGCTCTCTCTGAAGCGGGGGGACGAGGAATGCAAAGGCCATCGGAATAGCCTCAGCGCCTTCCACGCCATACGGCCATATCAATAGTACGTGCGGATTGTTCATCCCAGCCATGTATCCATCTCCCTGCACTCGCGGCAGGGCAGTCGGCGATTCGCCGCCGCTTTGCCTTCGTGCTCCGCCCGCAGTGCGTTCATGTAGTCGCCATTCCACCATTCCACGAATGTCATCTCGTCGATGTTCGCGCCTGCCGTCGTCAGTTCGGTGTAGGCGTCATGCGCGCACGCGTTGAACCGGCCATCCGCGACCATGCTTCCGACGCTGTAAATGTGTTGGCACGGCATATCGGCCACGATGCGCGCCTTGATTGCGTCTTCTTCATCGCTCACCACGGACGAGCCAAGCCACGGTCTCATGCTGTCCAGGTGCTTGATCAGCACATCGTCCACGCCCGGTATGTCGATCCAGTAGCGGATGAAATCCACGACCTGCGCCGCCGTGTTCTCTTTGTTGATACACTGAAGTCTGATGAACGGCCTAATGTCGCCCCGCGCCACCTTGCGCTTCAGGAAATCCCGCACGCGGTTTATCGTACGCTCGAATGCGCCCGTGTCATTCGGCTTCGTGCTAGGCCGATTGGCGTCATAGACTTCGGCGGTCGTGCCATCGATGCTGATAATAAGATCGTCTAATTGCGATCCGAGGATGCAATCCAGGTTTGGCACATCGCCGTTAGTAGACAGATTGACGGCGCGAAAACCACCCATATGCCTAGCGACATTCACCATGTCGCTGATGTCATATCGTTCATTATATCCAGGAGCAGAGCCGCGCCACAGAAACGGTTCTGAAAGTTGGTATAAGCTTATTCCATATACCCAATGTTTTCTGCACTCTTTCATGAGTTTGACAAAATGCTGCCACTTCATGTTTCCCTTGCGATTCGTTACCAGGATAGGACAAAAGATGCATCTGCGATTGCACGAAGCATTCGGTTCCACGATGAAGTAACGCGGAAACAGGCCCGGCTTGCGCGCGTCGTAATCTTCCCGCGCCACTTGCAGCATCGGGAGTGAGAGCGGCCTCAGCGCGCGCCGCACCGCCGCGCCGATGGCATCCGCGTCGCCGCCGTGGTCGCGGGCCTGCACGAATCCGTGCCGGCTGAAGCTGACGCCTTGCTTTTCCCTGACGCCCTTCATGCCTATACCGTGTATGTCGAGCGGCGCATCCCATGTGCCGGGAAAAACAAAGGCCGTGAGCGGATTCACCAGCTCCATTTCGCCTCCGTCGCCACGCCGTCCACGACGCGCATAACCCGCCCATTATCGTCCGACTCGATCAGCCGCACGATCTCAGCGGCGACGGCCCCCACCGGCTGCGGCACGGCGTCCGGCTTCGCGTCACCCGTGGCAATGACCTCGCGGCCCATGTCGGTGTCAGTCAATCCCGGACATATCACATTAAAGCGTGTCCTTCCCTCATATTCTCGAGCGTACCCCTGCATCAGCACGATTTGTGCGGCGCATGCTGCCGCATAGGGTCCGGTATTCACGCCGCCTATCAGGCCGCGCGTCGATGAAACCATGACAACGCATCCAGGATGCCATTTCGGATCGCCGCCGAGCAGGAATTGAAGCAGGAATATCGGTGAGAAAATGCGAATGGTGAACTGCCGATACCAGACTATGGCCGGATCGACATAGCGGTTTTGCCAGGGCGAACGCGAATACCATTCGCCGTGACAGAATATCACTGCATCGAATCGTGGAACTTCCAAGCCGCTAAGCCAGTCCATTAGATAGACATTTAGCAGGCCCGTATCCGAGAAGTCAAGCCGCTGACGCGATGGGGCATTTACTTCCCACCCTCGCTCGCGCAGCAATTCCGCCGTGGCCGCGCCGATCCCGCGCGAGCCGCCCGTCAAAAGAGCGATCTGGGTCATGCGTCTGCGCTCCGTGTCCTTTTTATCAATCTTATTCGAGCGGGGTGATCCTCAACCCATTGCCGTGTAGAGTCATGCAATTCCACAAGAATTTTACCCTCACGAACTTCAATGACCAGGCCTTCCTCGAATTGATTGTAGGGTCCATCCCGATCGCTGCCCCGATTGATGTAGGCGTGGACAATGTCGCCAGAATGAAAAGAAGACTTTTTAATCATCATTTGTCCCTGTCATAATCGGACGACAAGAAACAGGACAGGCCGACATTGAGAATGACAATCTCAATGCCCCATCTCCATGAATTGATCCCGAACCAGGCGAATACATCCGATATGGGATGCTGCTCAATATTAAAAGCAAGCCATGTCACATAAGGCACCATCATTTTCTTGATCTTGCGCCGCCGCAGAGGGACTTTAAGCATCTTTTATCGCCACGAACACAATCTCCCTGCCCATGCCCGCGCGCGCCCAACGCCGGTATAACGCGATCCGCTCCTCGCGCCTCATGCGCAGGTCGAATCGCTCGACGCGCTTATGGCAGCGACGCCCGATCTCGTCGTCCACCGTATAGTCATGGCCGCGCATCAGGAATAGCTCCATCGGGAACATCGTCAGATGGTCTGCGACTCTGAATCCAGCGCGCCCGAGCAAATTGGCGAGCGTGACGGGCGTGAGGTAATTGAGATGAGTCTTATCGATCCACCAATATGGCCTGGTGACCGTCTTGTTCGCCTGTTCCTGATTGCGGCTGAAGTCGTTCGGCGTGACGAGCAGCAATACGCCGCCTTCCTTCAGTCGCGCATGACACCAACGCAAGAAGCGGAACGGATCGGGCAGATGTTCAATGAGCCACAGCGCCGATATGAAATTAAATCCCCAACCATAATCCCAATCTTCCCACGAACCATTGAACAACGGCCATCCGAGTTTTTTGTCCGCATATTCACACGCGACACGATTGGGTTCTATGCCCCAGGGATTCCAGCCGCGTTCATGGACGGCATCTATGAAAAATCCATATCCCGCGCCCACATCCAACAAATCCCGTCCCGTCACATATTGCTCGATACAGTCCATCCAATCATCATAAATCACGTGCCACCATTCGCGCTGCTCCTCTATGCGTTCCAGCGCTCCCGGCTTTTCGCGCCAGAAATCTTTGACGTAATAGTCCGCCAGCGCCGCCGCGTCGGGCAGTGTCTCCAGATGCGCGAAGCCGCAAGCGTGACACGAAATCACGCGCAGGCCGTCACGCTCTCCCAGAAGCGGGCCGTTATGCAATGCGGCCTGAGCCATCAAATCCTGCCCACTTTGAATGCAATGACAATGCCGATACCCAATATCGCGAATGCTATTATCGTCCTGAGTAAGTCATCCATCCATCGCGTTCTCCCAGAAGCGGGCCATCATGCCGCGTCATTCGACTGAAACGCCGTCGGCATATTGATCATTTCCAGCCCGCCCACGCCTCCGAAATGCGTGATTTGTGATTCGCCTGCGCCCATGCTGATGCGCTCGAATCTCCCCCCCTCGTCCCATACATTGAATTCATATTCGCAGAAGGGACATTTCCAATTCCAATGATCCTCAAGATGAACCCCCAAACATCTATGTCTCATCTCATTCTCCTTCGATTCTGTCCGCCACGCGCACGACGCCCTGGCCATCGATCAGCCGCTTGCCCGCCGCGCTCATGGCGCGCCACATTTCATCGCGGCCCAGGATGGAGGCGGCCAGGTCGATCAGATCGTCCTTGTTGAATTCGTCCCATAGACCCGCCACGAACGCCGCGTTTTCCTGTTGCAATCGCAGCGCCGTCGAAACGTGGTCACCACTCAGACCATATAACACTGACGGCACGCCCGCCGCCGCCGCCTCATAGGCCGTCATGCCGAATTGGCCAACGAGTAATGACGCGCCGTCCAAAATGGACGCCAGCGAACCGGGTGACGCGACGATGCGCGCACCACTCTCTGCCAGACTCGTGCCATAGGCGGCGGGGCCGACAACCTGAATGATCTCTCGCCCGCCCCGCACGTCTGCGTCCAGCAGCGCGCCCGCCGCCAGCCACGTCAAATCGTGCGGATCGCCGCCGCCGAAGCTGACGACAATCGGGCCATCCGGGTTCGGGACGCAGGCCGCAAAGCGCGGATCGATCACGATCAATTCCGCGCCGTACAGATAACCGTCATCCTCGTCGGGCACGGCTATCGTTTGGCAGACGACGAGGTCGGCATTCTCGCGCACCGCCTGCTCATCGCGCAGCGTCCAGCCGCTGCCGGCGACGACAATCACCTTACGGAATCGCGGGCGGGCCGCCTCGAGCAGCGCACGATCGGATCCGCCCTCGACGTCGACGACGAGCCAATCGCCGCCACGTTTCATCCACGACAAATCATCTGGATGGTAATCCGTCGTTACGTGCGGTGAGCGGCGCAGGCGGTGGAATCCGGGCGTTTCGTGGGCCGTGGCGAATCGGCAGCGATGGCCGCGCCGTCCCAATTCATCGGCCAGGACAATGCTGCGGGCGACGTGACCCATGCCGTGCTGCCTGTCGCCGATGACCCAGAACAGAACGTCATTCATCGCCGCCGTCCTTGATCCACACGACTTCGCCGTCTCGCTCCACACGCGCCGCCTCACCCGTCTCGGCGTCGGCGACGAGGACGTCGCCCGCCTTGAGAGCGACGGGCGCGACAGGATGCAGGCCGCCGAATGGCAGGCCGACGGTATACGTCGGCTCGTACTTCGGCTCTATCTTCCAGCCGCCGAGTGTCGGCATGCGCCTCGTGCCGTTCTGATGAAGCGCGGCCACATCCTGCCCGCGCGGGCAGTCCTTCGCAAGCGTTCCGGACACCTCAAGCATGATGACCCCCTTTGTCAGCTGCGATTGGCTATCCTCAGAAATTCAGCCTCATTCGTCTCGAGCATCAATTTCTGAGCCAGCAGATTATCGCCATAGGGTACGGATTCTCGAGGGTGAATGCAGAACCTGGCGATCACATTGCCGCCCGCGTCCATCTCGTCCACATTGGCTATTCGTCCCCGCCGCAGTCGGAAAGTGCGCCCGGTCTGGCCCCTGACGACGAGCGCCGCCATCTTCTCCATCGTCTCGCGTTCGGCGGGTGTCAGAAGTGACAGGAGCAAATCGTCGGCGCGGGCATCGGCCTGCCTGCGCTCCTCTGCGCGCCTGTCTGCCCATTGTCGCAGTTGTTTGTTTTCCAGGCGCATCTGCTCGCGTTCCTCTGCGGACAGTTCGCGCCGCGCCGTATAGACGACGCTGACGATATGAGTCGTTCCGCTAGTCAAATGCGTCCATGTCGCTGAACTGCATGTAGCCGTATTAGATGTATCCACCGCCCATGACTCCCAGGTGCCGGTCATGGAATTTGACTCAGTTAGGGCTGCCACGCTACCCACCCACCATGGGCGGGGCGAGGATGATTTTCTCGGCATCCGGATCGAATTCGGTGATGACCTCGCCCTTGTTGCCGCCTGGATTTACTTTGTAGGCCAGATAGCGATTATCCTGCTTCAGCCTATTGAAGGTCGCCCGCGCGGCCCCCACCTCCTCAGGGATCGTGCGATCCCAGGTAATCTTGGTATCGCCCGTCCGATCGAGTACGTGCAGGGTGTTCATGGTTGTCTCTCTCCTTCCTTGATTTTCGTCTGCGCCATGACTTCCATCACGCACAGTCCATCGTCCAGCGTTGCTGTTCGGTCGTCGCGTGCCGCGCCGCCCGTCGCCCACGCCAGCCACGCCGCGAGCGCATCGCGGTACATCTCGTCATTGGCATAGAGCGACCAACCCTCCGAGTCGCGCCCGCCGTTCTTCTGGGTGGTCACGGTTGAAATGCGCGTCTTCGCGTCGATGCGATAGTCGTGGAAGCTCTCGCCATGCGCGTGCTCAATCGTTCCATATACCGTCAGGCCGTCCGTCTTCAAGCGGATAGAGTTGGCTGGACCGAACAGCCATAGCGCTGTGTCGATGGGATGTGCGGCGATATATGACAGGCAATCCGGGCCGTACTTGGCAAGCAAGTCATCACAGGCATAGAAGCGCGCGTATTCATTCATGATGATCTTGCGGGCCGCCTCACGGAGGATCGGATGGAAGCGATATTGGAAATCGACGGCGCAATGCAAATCTGCGCAGTCATCCAATAAATCGATCATCATCGGATTCATTTGTTCCAGGGCGATCAGCGGTTTTTCGACATAAAACGGAATGGAGCGCGCAGCGAATGCCTCCATCTGCTCTATATGAAATTGCGTAGGACTGGCGATAATCGCGGCATCTACATCGTGATGGCGCTCGAGCGCCTTGCGCCAGTCCTCGTAGAGATACGTCACAGGCAGACTGTCATGATAGCCGTTCGAGATGGCGCTTTGCAGCGGACCCGCCAGGCGCGGGTCTGCGCCGACGATCAGGCAATCAGGCCGGAGCGCCTTCAGATTGCGCACATGACGCACGCCGATGTTGCCCAATCCGAATACCAGCGCCTTCATCGCATCTCCCGCAGCGCCACGAAACGCTCGCCATACGCCGTCAGGCCGTCATCGTCCAGAAGCGACGTGCAGTCGCCGTTGGGCTGAACGCGCGCGCCGTACCATGCCCAGCGCGCGACCCACGGCTGCGCCCGGAGCCAGGCGACAGATTCGGCCATCCACACAGCATCGCCGCATGTGCCGAATTCAGTGAGCCAGATCTGTACATCGTAGCCCTGCGCGGCAGCCTCATCGCGCCGCGTGCCCAGATACGCCGCCAGCGCGCCCGGAACGCTCACGTCGTAGAAATGATACGCGAGTGCCTCGAAGCGCGGCGACTCGCCGTAGAGGGCGCGATATTCCGCGACCATCTGCCACAGCCAATCCGGGTGACGCTGCGACGGCGCCGGCGACACCAGGCGGCGATCGGGATGCCGATTCTCGATGATGCGCCATAGTTCGGCGGCATGGCGCGGCGATAGATTGGACTGGTCGGCCAAGTCAGGCTCGTTGAATCCCAGCAGCCATTCGGTGCCGATGGGATCGTCCATGTCCGTCTCTTTTTCGATCATGTCCACGTACACGTAGCGCGCCGCGTCCGGGCACGAAGATTCGTAGCCCCAATTATAGTACCATTCTGGCCGAAGCACATCCCAGTCGCCGCATTCCGGGAAGCCCATGCCTGCGCCATGACGCGGCAGATATTGATGTGCCGCCAGCGGCACGTAGACGATGTGCGACGCGAGCGGCGCGGCGGGCACGGGATCGGGCTGAGAAGTGAACAGCAGCGCGAAGAGAACGGCCGTCAGCGCGATTCGGCGCATATCATCTCCGATGTTGCGATAATTTGTGCTTGATCGCTGCCACAGAAATCGGCCCATGAGATAATGCGCGTGCCACACGATG